ACCCTACAAAGCCTCCATTTATACCACCAGCAGGATGGCCTGCACCAATAGTCCAAACATTTGCAACAGGTCAATATGTATTAAATGGACAACGTTCAATCCTACAAGGCCTTCGTATTTTAGGAGATGGCAATGAATTACAAGAAGAAAAACAAATAGAATACTTTACACAAGTAGTACCTTGGAAATATTTAACGGGCGCCCCTGATTCAGATTTAGTGGTATATCCATTTGGATTGCATTCTCCAGGGACTCAGCCTGATGGAAGTATAAACAGTAGTAGAATAAAACTATTCCAAATTGATTTCATAGTTAATCCATTGCCATCAAATACATTATATCAGTATGATTTTGGCGTATTTGTGGAGAATTATAATTGGGTTAATATTGCAAGTGGTATGGGTGGTCTCAAATATGCTCTATAGATTATACTATGGTTGGTTGAATTGTATTATTCTTTTTAGTACAACTTCTACAGATATCACAACAAGGTGACCAGTATACTATACACATCATAGAAGTTGATATCATAATCATAATAAGTGATATAAGTTGAAGTATGAATGTATTAATAATAACACCTTTAAGGTCATTTATATTAATACAAGTAGCATTAAATGTAATATATTGATATGACATTTTTAGATGCCTTTGAATTCCATAACAATTTGGTCAATTTTATCGCCATCCCTATTCACTTTTAAATATCCGTGAGTACTTAAAGGTGGTTCTTTAAATGCAATATCTGTGAAATAGGGTGTACTCTTAATTAGAGAATCTTTATTGACAGGATCTAATATAGCTCCACCAGTACCTGCAACCATTTGTATTACGTTATGTCCTGAAATAGTTTTAAAAGAAATAGCTTCATAGTTATGAGTATCTGCTGAAAATATAATTGATGGGGGATAATTATTAATAATTCTTGAAAGATTTTCTTGGTTAGGTAAGGCTGCAGCGCCTTTCTTTACAGAGAAAAGTGGTTCGTGCATTACAATAAAATAGTGTTTACCTTTTCTAATACAATTACTGGCATTAGTTTCTAACCAGTCCTCCATTATAGTTTTATTACGTTCTAATTGTTTATCAGTATTGGTGTTAGCGGGGCTTTTATGAGAATAATAGTTGCTATTAAGGAAAAATATGGCAATATTTTCAGTAGTAAAATCAAGACAATAATAATCTGAGGGTAAATGCCAGTCCTTAGTATTATAACCATTTGGCATTTGTAAATGTTTCTGTGCAGATTCTATAGAAGAATTAGACACATTATGATTACCTAATGCTACATATACAGGTACATCTGGTAAAAGCTGAAGTCCATTATATAATCTTGAAATTGGATAATGTTTAACTTTATGTTTAATACCAGATGCATTAATAGTTTCTTTTTTATCAGGGTAAATGTTATCACCACCTAAGAATAAGTATTTAATATTAGATTCATTTCTAATATTTTGGAATACTCGTGCTTCTCTTTCAGCTCCGTTATTTTTACCTCCTTTACTATTCCAACACCCAACAAAAATAAATGGAAATAGAGGGCCACTTATGGATATAATTAGTCCAGTATTCATAGTCTATTAATGCTATATTTTTTAACATCGTTCCAATCGACATCGAGAGATTTATCAATATCTTCAGAGAAATGTTTGATAAGAAATTGTTCAGATGCGGAGTTTTGAAATCGGATAATATCTTTAATTTCGCAATATTCACGAACGGAAAGGAGTTCTAAATCTGTAAATTGCATAACTCTTAAAACAATATTCCAAGCATATTTGTGAGGGTTATTTAATATGTCATTTTTAGGAGTTTTTCGAATATAGGATTCCATTTGAAATATATAGGAGTGCATCGTTTAGGAGTCTGATTCCGATTTTTTGGGAGCTCGGATTCGAATTTCAGGATATCCGCTTTTCCGTGTCGGATTCCGTTTAACATACTCTGGATATGTCTTTAGGAGCCATTCTACAGCCTTTTCCTGTTTTTTAACACGATTAGGATCAGATTGTAATCCACCTGGCTCTTTATAGTATGATGTTTTAGGAGCAACATAATTTAATCTTATAACACAGCCATCTCTAATATAGGCTTTAATAGATCTAATATAATCATCCTTTTCAGCCATTTCCAATTTAATTCCCTTATCACCTTTAATACCTGGATTAACAAATCCACAAAAGTTACCAACGATAAATTTCAAATCAGTGGTAATAGTTGGTTTCATAAAAAAACCATTTGGAACTGCATATATTCCCCATAGTGTGCAATTATGTTTTTTACATTCTTTAAAGCCAGTACGAATAATATTAACTAAACTTCGGAGTGGTCTTTCGTGACGTTTATTGGATTCATCATATTCAATAAATCCAGAAATATCATCATCCATTGATACTATTTTTTTACCAATAGGAAAGTAATTGCTTATAAAATTGCGAACTTCAGCTAATCCAGGGACACCCAATATAAGTTTACCATATGATTTAGGATCAAGAGTATCTTTGTATAATTTCATCTCATCATTGTTAGCAACAAATACAAATATTTTAGAGGAAGGTATGTTATAATGCTGTAAAGTGGCAAGAGTCTTATTTTTCAGAGTTTCAGCCCGATTGTATGATGGTATTGCAATAATCCAATCATCTTCTCGTAAACTCCTGGTTGATCTATGATCAGATTTAGAAGGCATAATCTAATTATACAAAATAATTAAATTACGATGAATGTTTAGTTTTATAGTACTATTCCAGAAAGTAATAATAGAGGTAGTATGTCTGATACTAATATTGAAAATACATCTTTTTTATCAAATTTAAAGAATAAAATTTTATACAAAGCTCAGAAAGCAGTATATGACCCTGATGCCAATAATTATGTAGCAACAAAACAAACAATACAACAATCGAATTCTACGGATAATAGTAATCAATCAGATGCATCTACGGATAATACAAATCCTGATGGGCAAACTACAGATCAAAATGGACAGCCTATTGATAATACAAATGGATCATTGCTTAGTATGATAGTATCAGAAACTATATTTCAAATTAAATCAATAGCTGCAAAGGTTATAATACCGTTTATATCAGTAATTATTGCAACATTTGTAATAAATGATATGATAATATATCCGCGCCCAATAAGGTTAACAATGTTTATAGTAGTAGCTTTAATTTGTACATTTTTCCCATTTTATTTAGGAACATTCTTAACCTATTATGGGTTTAAGATGATGTATGCCTGGTATAAACGTCATTTATCTGAAAAGACATTTAGAGATGGAAAAGAAGTGCATCATCGTTATATGCCTAAGATATTTGCAGCATTACCTATAACGACATATGAACCTTGTTCTAAATGGGCGAGATTTTTTTATTATCCATTTAGATATCCTAAATATGATACTGAGAAAGAACCGCTAAGAGAAATAATGGGCGATTATCTATCATCTTTAAAGGAGAGCTTTACAGATTTTGATAAATATAAAGACAACCCTTTATTTAAGAAGCTAATAGGGCGTGTGGAAGAACAATTTGTAATGATGCATAAAAAAGAGCAGCCTAATTGCGGCACAGAAAAACCATCAGCTACTTCTTTACAAGCACCCCAACAAAAAGTTAATATGAGTCAGCATCCAGTTTTTAAGCAAGGTGACTCTGCTACATCAGCAACAGCAGTAGCAACGGCGCCTGCGGCAACAGAAGTAGCGGCAGAAGAATAATAATTAAGAATATAAATAATTACAGCATAACTAATAATAGTTACATATAATGCAAATAGATGTATCTATTATTACACCAACATATAATAGAAGACAATTCATTCCTATTCTAATTGAAATATATAAAAACCAGAAATATGCAAAGGATAAAATGGAATGGATAATTTTAGATGATGGTACAGATAAAGTGGAGGATTTATTTATTGAAGCCGCAAAGACGATTCCTAATATTAGATATATTTATTCAGAGGAAAAACGGACTATTGGTGCAAAAAGGAATAGATTAAATAGCGAAGCAAAAGGAAATATTATTATTGCAATGGACGACGATGATTATTATCCTCCAAATAGAGTTTCCACTGTTGTAACAGCATTCGCAAAAAATCCAAAAATAGACTTAGCAGGTAGTTCACATATGTTTCTATATTATACTTCAGATAAGAAGATATGTTCAGTGGGACCATATTCTGCAAATCATTCTACAAATGGGACGATGGCATATAGAAGAAGTTATGCAAAAAAGCACAAATATAATGAATATGTGACACACGCAGAAGAAGTCGCATTTTTGGAAGAATACAGAAATCCAATGATTCAGTTAGATCCACGAAAAACAATATTAGTAATTTGTCATACAGATAATACATTCGACAAAGAGCAGTTAAGAGTAGTTGATAAATATAGAGATAATCCATTATTCAAGGAAACGTCATATAAATTACGAGATTTTGTGAGTGAAAGTAAACTCAGGGAAATTTATACAAAGTTATGATCAATGGAACTACAATTAATAA